TCTTGCATATTTCCTTGTTGGTTGTTGGCTCCGATCTGTAGAGGCCATGGTTGGTTGTTGATTCCGTACGGTGTATAATAGGTAGGGTACAGTGAGTAGGGATATCCATTCGGCATAGGAGGATATCCTACGGATCCATACGGCATAGAAGGGATCTGGTTGAAGAATCCCGATGTAGGTATAGTAGGCTGCAGGTTTCCAGACCCTTGTTGCATAGCAGACTGCATGTTACTCAACCCCTGTTGTACAGTAATCTGCAGATTGCCGATTCCGCTTTGGATAGTAGCCTGCTGATTTCCGTTTCCGACTTGGACAGTAGCCTGCTGATTCGGGTAGTATACGTATGCAGCGGTTAATCCACTCCCTGGGAACACTATCAAAGAAATAACAAATTTTTTAAATTATACTCATAGATTAGCGCTATATTCTAAAAATGACAGAACTATGCTAAGAAAGACCATGCTTTTGAAAGTAAGAGAATTGAAGAAGCAATAAGATGAGCGAATAGTTTATCCCATTATAGCAATTGTATTAAAAAAAAATTTTTTTTTCAACTGAATTATTACTTACTTGATGTTCCCAGGGTGGCGACGAGGAGAACAAGGGGTAATTTGCTGAAGAATATGATCGTTCCGGTTTCGGAACTCAACCGTGATTCGGGGTAATTTTCGTTCCCTTTTATTCAGTCTATCCATCTGGTCATGTGATGACGTCTGGAAGATTGCGACCCGAAAAGACAATAAGAAGATAAACCTTCCCCTTTCGTGAAATTTTCCACTAATTAGAGCTGATAACTGTCACTATTTACGAACCAGATCATGTAACGTATGATTGACCTTATAGATGCGAGTCAAAAGTGATATGGATTACAGGTCTTCCAAGTAGAGCCCATGAATTTTGAATGATCACGGAGAGAAAAACATCGTCAGAATCGAACTCCAGAACACTAAAGGGTTAGTTGAAATTCATATAGCTTGACGATAGAAACATGTAGTACAGTCTAATGTCGGTAATCCAGTATGGGCCAGTAACAATAAATGCCAATTGAATATATCGGTTTGTCTATTTGAAACTTATGTAAAATGCACTGAAGGTGGTTATCAGACTGACTGTTAATACTCTAAACATTGCTCAAAAAAATTAAACAAGATAATTTCCTTTTGGCACTCTCTTGCAGTCTACATGAAAGTATAGTTAATGAAATTTTTTATTGATAATTATTTTTCTACCGTAACTTAGCTGCATTTTAATAATTCTGTCTTATAAGTCATCTAAACTCATCTAATCTAATCTAATCTAATCTCAAAAATTATATTGGTTGTACGTTTATTAGTAATTTCTTCACAGTAAAGTTTATTTACTTAAATATGTGATGGGTCCTGAGATAAGGCAGTTTTACATGAACACTACCTCTTCATTTATCATTTTGTTATTTTTTTTTCAATGATTAAATTTAAAAATAAACGAATCAATTTACGAAAGACTATTATTTACGTACTCCTGCCAAGTTCTATAATTTTTTATCCAATAAATACTTGGTCAAAAAGCGTCGCAGTATCTTGTTCAAAATTGATATATTCACCTGTCCTACATGTTCTTAATGATAATAACACAACTTAAATGCCCATAAACAATGTGGTGAGTAGTAAAAAATAAAAATAAAATATTCTGCAAGTATTTATTTTATTTCATTGATGCATCATGCATATTACAATATTTAATATGTTTATTAAAAGAAATAAAATTGTGGATCTTTTTTTCCCTTCGATCAATAAAACTGCAAGTAAGGATATCCACTTCCTTATTTAGATTGCGCGTAAGGGTATCCAATTCCACCACTAAATTCTGTGCAAACACACCGTGTATATCTATTATTATCCTGTAAGCCAGGGGAAGGGGTTACGGGAAGCCATTGGTTATTCGGTTCAGGCAAAGAGTGTCCACTCGGTCCCTTATCCAGCGGATAAGGGTATCCCGTTCGTCCATTTGGTTGAGAAGAAGGGTGTCCACTCGATCCATCAGACTGTGGATATGGGTATCCCGGTAGTCCATTCGGTAGAGGCAAACGGTATCCAATCGGTCCATTAGACTGCGGATAAGGATATCCATTCCTTGCACCACCTGATAAACACATAAAACGACAAGGAATGTTATTAATTATTAACATAAACAAGTATTTTAACAAATATTAGCAACAGGAAAATATTTATGTAATTAAATTATTACTCACATGATATTCCCAGAATAGTGGCGAGAAAAACAAGCGGTAATTTGCTGAAGAACATGATCGCTCGAGTTTCGAAACCCAACTGTGCTTCAGAGTAGCCTCCCTTCGCTTTTATTCAGTCTGTACAACAGAGGTCAGTTTCAAAGGTTGCGACCCGAGGCGACAGTAACGAGATAAGCTTTTTCGAATGGAATTTTCCACCAACTGCTCTGATAGCCACTTGGCAACAAACTGACATCTATTTGTCGACGCAGTTTGGCGTCAATCTGGGGAGCAAATAGGTGGCAGAGTGACTGTAAAAGTTAGAACATCTTCTAGCAAACTGCATCCAGAATGAGAGAAACTATGGTGTTTTCTGTATTGTCAATGAAAAATAGGTAAATCAAGTTAATTCGGAATGCTAAACACTAACAGCAACATTTGACAAGTGTTTAACCGCTAGAAAAGAGATCTAGTCAAATACTTATAAAAGAAATTACGCCTTCGGGCTTAATCGTTAAAACTCGGGAATAATCGTATGAACTCGGGAATAATCGTATCACACTATGGCCGTCACGCATGCGCGCCTTGGTTAGCGGTAGAGAAGCCGGCTCGCGTGGTCTGCTGCAACAGTTGTGCTTGGACTCTTGTACTAGTACGACTACTCTGTGCTAATCAATTCTGACAATTCTTACTTGCATCTCACATTCATTCAAATATTTAAATTATTCATTAAATATAAATAATTATAGTAGATTCAATTATACATTAAATTCTCAATTCATTTAAATCAGTTTAATAGTTCAGTGAATTAACATAAATAAGTAAAATCAAGTAAATTTATTTAGTGACGCCACGCGGCCATTACGCGCCACCGTTAACAAAGGATTGCATCAGCCACGCGGCTTTAGTCAATCCATAATTGACGCGTGATATTAACAATTAATTACATTAAATCAATTATTAACATTTAATTACGATCTTATTTAATTTAACTTATAAATAATTAAATTCCAATTTCAAATCATTTGACTAATTTCTACATGAAAAACATCAAACTCAATTGACTAACATTCTGTTATCAATTGAACATTATTAGCTCTCACCTTGAGACAATTGAACATTAATAGTTCTCACTCTGAGACAGTTCAAATTAATTAGATATTACCAGCTCCCACCTTGGGACTTATCTAATTCAAATTATCGATAATTTTCTATCTAAGGCGGCTGAGCTCACTCCTATTGCGTTATTGCAACGTAATTTTACACATTCACACTTACACACACACAATTTACTTGTATAATTTCATCAAGGAGGTTTTTTCCCAGCCTAGCTGGGTTTTCCTCCTTTGGGGACAAATAAATTCTTCTAAATTGTTCCCCAAAAAATCCAAGTATTATTATTTAATTTCCTAATCCCAACTTCATCATATTTTTAAAAACAATTACGGGAATTATCCGCATTGGATAGTTTTCGACAAAACAACAAGTCTGGATCTACAGTTGATTTGAGTTCCAAATGACACCAATCGTTGGATAGTTGTTTCTGCCCTGCAACTTTGGTTATAGGGCCGAAGATGATAACTGGTATCAGATAGAAGGTCTTTCACGAAGAGCCGATTAATCATAGATGATATAGATTCTTATTGAGCCTATTAGGCTTGATATGAGGCTTGTATTAATATCCTAAGATACTCTCTATCATCGTTTGCTTGACATGTTAATAATGATATCGAACTTGTTTTCATTTGAACTGGACCCCATGATATCTTATCAACCTTTAATTATTGAGGGCACTTGTAGTGGATAATAAATAGTTTTACTTTCAGAGATTGTTCGATTGTGTATTTCGTTCTTTATGATCATAGAAATATGATACCTAACTTTTTGATCTGTGTCAAAATTAGGAAAGGAAACAAATCTCGTGTATTGGTCTCATCAGTAACATTTAAAGTTTTATTGGTCTTATGATGTTGATTATCATTGCGATTTCATGAAATTTTTCATAAAATTTGCAGCCTACTTGCAGTTTAGTAATGTAATGGGTCGGTAAAAAGATACTACGGAGTTGAACTAATTGCGCTTTATTTTGAAAATCAAATACATGAAAACATACAAATTTAAGAAATAAAAATTATTGTACTACTGATACATGAATGTCCATAGAATAAAGTTACATTGTAAATTTCGTAACCTGTATTATTATGTTTTAACGTTATACTTCATATCCTGCTGTCTGGGTTGGTACCAGCAAAATCCCTTCGGTGGATCGCAGACGAGATCATATCCTGCAGGGATTGTGCCCAATCTGAGCCAATCTGCCGGGCTTACTACCGAGGTTGTTGAAATTACTCCAGTAGCTTGAGAACCAGCTTGAGCATCAATATGAGCAGAGCCTGAGGCCAACGGTTGTCTGTTGTTTGGTTGTTGAATTGGAGAATATTGAGATGGATAGAATCCCCTTAAATTATTTTGCGAGTACTGATAATTCCTCTCAAACGATTTTCCTTGATCGGAAGGAACATTTGTGGTCGTAGGTAATGACGTTCGAAGTCCAGACTGAGAATGAAGAGATTCTAACTCTTGGCTGGTCAGCGGTTCCCCGAATCCCAGTCCTTGATAATTGTAGTTACTTTGAAAGTTATTGGCGTTCTTGAGCTCTGGTGGCTGGGCTACAAATTGGAAGGGATTAAATTGTGTTCTTTGAGGAGTCTGTAATTGTACGAATCCTTGTCCATTATAATTGTAGTTGATGTTAGGGTAATTGACGTTCTCGAACTTAGTTGGTAGGAATCCAAATTGGGAAGAGAAATATTGTGTTCCTTGAGGAGTCTGCAATTGTCTGACCCCTTGTCCATTATAATTGTAGTTGCTGTTATGATAATTTACGTTCTCGAACTTAGTTGCTAGAAATCCAGATTGGGAAGGGAGATTTTGTCTTTCTTGAGGAGTCTGCAACTGTCCGAATCCTTGTCCATTATAAGTGTACTTGCTCTTAGAATAATTGGAGGTCTTGAACTTAGTTGGTAGGAATCCAGATTGGGAAGGGAGAAATTGTGTTCCTTGAGGAGTCTGCAATTGTCCTAATCCTTGTTCATTATTAGTAAAGTTGCTGTTATGATAATTTACGTTCTTGAACTTAGTTGGTAGAAATCCAGATTGGGAAGAGAGATTTTGTGTTTCTTGAGGAGTCTACAACTGTCCGAATCCTTGTCCATTATTAGTAAAGTTGCTGTTATGATAATTTACGTTCTCGAACTTAGTTGGTAGGAATCCAGATGGGAAGGGAGATTTTGTGTTCCTTGAGGAGTCTGCAACTGTCCGAATCCTTGTCTATTATAATTGTAGTTGCTGTTAAGATAATTTACGTTCTCGAACTTAGTTGGTAGGAATTCAGATTGGGAAGGGAGATTTTGTGTTCCTTCAGGAGTTTGCAACTGTCCGAATCCTTGTCCATTATAATTGTAGTTGATGTTAGGGTAATTGACGTTCTCGAACTTATTTGGCAGGAATCCAGATTGGGAAGGGAGATATTGTGTTCTTTGAGGAGCCAACTGTCCGAATCCTTGTCTATTATAATTGCAGTTGATGTTAGGGTAATTGACGTTCTCGAACTTAGTTGGCAGGAATCCAGATTGGGAAGGGAGATATTGTATTCCTTGAGGAGTCTCGAATTGCCCGGATCCTATTTCTTGATAATTGTAGTTGCCGCGAAGATGATTAGCAGTCTCAGACTGAGTCGGTTGAGCGCCAGATGTGGAAGACATGTTTTCTATTGCCTTAGGAGATTGAATACGATCGGACTCATGTTCATGATCTTTAATCTAGTCGTGAAGATTATTTACATTGTTTGATTGTGGAAGCTGATTTTTTGGTTGTAAAACTTCAACTTCATTAGCTTTCACGTCTGAAGTGCTGGTTATCGGTAGTTCTTTTGAATTCAATGACTTAACTCTGTCATAGTTTTCTGTTTGTGAGTTTTTGTCAGTTGCGTACTCATTGGATTTTTCTTTGGGATAATAAGGGACTGACCTCCATCTGGGATCTTCAAAGCGTCGCTCAATTCCATACCCATTTCCAGTTTGCGTGATTGTGGCTCCCTGGATAGTACCTCCATTTCGACCAACACGATATTCATTAGAAGTCTGATTAATAACAGCTCCACGTATGTCTCCGTTGCTTGGTTCATATTGGTTTGAATTTTGTACTATTTGGGCTCCTACTAAGTTAAATGGAGGTGAACGACCAGAAAATTCATTGTTACTCTCAGAGGGTGCCCCGTTGACATAGTGGTTCATAGTTTATCCAATGAAAGCACCATTGACGGATCTTCTGTCTCTATCAGAAATTCCTTTTTCTTCTCTACTTTCATTATTTCCAATGGGTGTCACTCCAATCCCTTGAAAAAAATAACTGGTATTAAGATCGAGATTTAAGTAACCAAATGTCTAGTACATCATCAGACTTTTATCATCTGAGCTTTACGAAAATTAACCAACGGCGAAAGATTATTAAATTTACTTACATGAAATTATGGAGAGTGCACAAAGTAAAACACACACGGCTTCTGCCTTCATCTTTCGAATTCCTAATTGCGACTGCTGCCTGGTGGAACCAATTGTTACTTATACGAATTCCTTATCAACTTTTATGATGTAAACACTCATCATGTCACGGGGTTGGACAAACAGGTCAAATTGGGTCAAGCGTAACCTCTCAGTATTATAAAGTCAATGTTTTCGTTTAAAATCACTATCAAATCCAGGTCATATGTTATCGGGAATGGAGATACTTGTGTCCTTACTTCGCTCTTTGATTATTCTGAGCTATTGCCCCCTATTATATGATGATATTTAGACATATTCTAGAACCTATGATCCAGTTGATCAGTAATATCAAATCTTGGAGATCATTTTGAAAAATAGAACCACGAATGTAACTTTAATCAAATATGATAATTATTTCCAACCTTAAAAACTAAGCACCGTTAAGTAATCTGATCAATAGTTTGCTCAGTCTATTAATTATTTGTCGCAACTAATTCTCTGTTGCTTATGACCTTCAAATATCATTGTATGGGAACGTTCTCGATTGTTATAAATACCGAAGTACAACGTTAATAAATAATAGATGGATACCTACTAGAACCACGTGACGATGTGTTTCTATTCGATTAATAGCTACGCTATAAAACGTGACTCCGATAAGAGTTCGCACAGTTATCCCTATAGTTCCATTTATTACTGGCTAATGAATTTACGTGGTCATATTTAATAGAGTATTTTAATTAAACAATATTGCGTAATAAATTGATTGCTGTCATCATATTAGACGGTAAATATATTCATAAACAATTTTGTTTTGAAATCATAATAAAACTTCTAAGAATAGAAGAGTTGAGTTAGTTCTAATCTTTTCTGGCGAGTTTCCAGTGGCCAGCTGCCGAATCTCTCTGTTTTTTTCTGGACTGTGGTGATAAATTCGCTAATAAAATAAGCATAAGTTGAATGTTTTCTGTACGGGAACTACTTTACTGATGAAATAGCGACCTTGAATAACACTCGATAGATGGGAACCATTGGGTACAGTTGAAGTTTCCCCCCGCCTCTAAAATTGTAAGTTTGTTGGCATGCGCAGTAGATTAATCGATACCTCGGGAGGGCGCCATAAGTATTTTCCGCACGAATGGATGGCATTAACCGCTGACTGATGACTCATTAGCTTGGCACGTCCGGGGACGTAACGATGTATTGTACTTTGGTTGAATTCTATGAATTTATATATAAAGACTGTTCCAAGTGAATGGTGCGCACCATAGGAATTTTTGATCCTTCTATAAATATATTTATTGAAAGTCATTTTATCGTGAAAATATAACAAGTAATATGAAAAAAATTTTATTTTCTACAGGTTAACTTTATATCAAATAATTAATATTTTTTTTTACTAAATCGATAGCCATTGTTTTTTAATTACTGCAGGACAATGATCAAAAATACAATTACGCTAACAATTACTTTTTCAATTAATTTAAAACACATTTTTCGAGGGCCTTTTGAATTTATCGACTAAAAACTTTCTGTTATTATTAATAGAACTGTGTTCTTCGCTGATAAGTTCGAAATGTGTAAAATCTGTGCGCCGTTCATGCTCGTTTCATCAATAAATATAATAGAACAATAAAACACATGTTATTCACCAAAAAGGATGTATTTCTTTTGTTTTTTTAATCATTTAAAACATAACATATGTAGAAAAACATAAATTACAGTTACTGGGTAGCCTCCGTTGTAATACTTTAAGCCAGTCGAAAACTAAAATTAAAATGATAATCTACATTTTAAAAATAATTAACTCAATACTTCTATAAATCTTACTCCGCCGTAGAAGATAAATGGTTAAATAAAATAATTACTCCAGTCTATTGATCGGAACAATGAATTGTCTTTGCTTCTCTTCTAATCTTAAAACTTATAAACTATATTCCTGTTTAACAATTCTTGACTTCGTAAATATAATACTATAAGAACTGTCAATTACAGATATAACTATGAAAATGAATCCCATTATAAAATAAATTAACTTAAAACACAATGTATGTATGCAAAATAATCGCATACGAATTTAACAACCTAATCTTAACTAAACTACTATTAATGGAGTTGATTGTTCTTTACACCTAAAGGGTACAATACTTACAGAACGATCAGGAACATAAATTAAAATTACAACTATCTTTACTATTACATTAATAAGACAAGAGCTAGACTAACACTATTCTCACTGTGATGTCTTTCCTACTTAATTTCTAAAATATATTATAATAATTACATTAGTTACCCTAGTTACAATAATATTAAATTCTTAGCATGAATAATTTAGGAACATTGAACGGCTCCACATATGACCAACAGATCGTAATTATAGTAAGTGGCATTGAACCACGACACCGTATTTGAATCGAATCTCTTGAATCTTACTGTGCAAAGTATTGAGAATAGGTTGTATGTCAGTATTCCAACCACGTTGGAGTCCGTGCTCTAAAACAAAATTTAACAGTACTGTACACGCATGATCATCTAATTCTGGCCTAGCATTAGATCCAACATTATCAGAAGCCTGCGCTCTCTCAGTAATTGATAAACAAACACTCAGTGCTTTTCTGTTGAATACTGCTAATAATAATCGTCGTGCTAATGATTTGCAATCTTTTGATACTTGCTGACAGTATTTGAGGTCTCCGTAGCTGACCCAAACACCCCTTTGAGGCCTAAGTTCTATGAGACCTGGCAGATTAGTCCGATACTTCAATGTCCATTTTGTATCATGAGGATCATATTCCGGTGGTAGGACAAAACGCCATGAGTTGTATTTTTTCTTCGGTGGTTCGTTAGCATCGTCGTTACTATGTTGATCTTGAGTAATGGAACTAGTACTTGCTGTTACTTCAGTGTGTCTTCTTTTAGGAGACTTTCGGACTTCTGGTTTCGAGTTAATCGAAAAAGATTTATTGTCGGCTGAATTTTGCGTTGAGTTGAATTGTTCGACTGCACCTAGTAACTTTTTATATGTCTGGGCAGTGTCAAGGATTGAACTTCGTAAGGTGCTGTACATATCAGTAGTATAACGCAAAGTAGAGCTTATTTGAGTGAAGAGGTCAGCAAAGTTGTTCAATATTCCCTGCTCTAAAGAAGACCTGACATCAGTAGAAGAGTTTATTGATGTAGAATTTTCAGCAGTTGTTGGCCTGTCTGCGGAGCTACTTGCAGGAGTGATTTCAGTGCTGGTGCTATCATTTATTCTCTCAACAGGTGCTCTGTCTGTAGACAACTCGTGGTCTAAAATTCCTTCATCCGTAACTGTATCGGAATCTGAAGTTACCGCATAATGTGGTGACACAGGTTTTACGACGCACTCGCCTGTTTGACGCGTATTGTCTATTACGTGTTGATGTTTATCGCTTGTTGTTGATACTACGACATTTTTCGGGCTCGATGTTAACTCTCTATTATTATGTTCAGTAGATTGTTGACTCAGCCTTGCTTGCTTTTCACTTCGAAGGTATTCATTGTGATTAGCTGATAGCGTTGATTGCATTGATTTCAGTAAATTTGACAGAACAGATGACTGCACTTTCTTTTTGACCTCTTGAAGAGTAGGCATTTGCGTTTCTTTTTGTAGTTCGTTCGAGACGCTAGTACGTATATCCGGTATCTGCGGTTGTCGCTGTGAGTCTTGCTGATTCGACTGTGACGGTCTCTGTTGTGGAAATTTGGAAGTCTGATACAACGGATTGGATGGTTTCGTTAAAATTTGTCCAGTAGATGGAATATAAGATGAGCTTGGCAGGTTTTGTGAAGCCAATAGAGTATTGCTAGTACTTTCAGCATTTCTTTTCGGTGTATGCTGAATTTCTGGAGAGTTGATTATGATCTGCCAAAGCGGAGCTGTTTGGTCTGTGCTATTTCCAGGGTGCATTTCTCGAACTCGAGGACCATCTTGTGATCGAGTCTGAGCAACTACTGATGATTGTTCTTCTACAGAACGCGCTGATAAAGATCCGGGTTGTCCCATTAAATTCGACGAATTCTGTGCGACAATTTCCAAATTCCTATTCATTTTCCTACGACATATTTTCTTATCGATCGCATTTCGAGCCTGTACAAAATCTGTTGTTCCATACACATTATCACATAGTTGAGCAGGTATTTTAAGTGAGTTCATTACCTTATGAGAGGTAGTTGGTGTGTTAGATGAAACTTCATGACTGCGTAGTTCGTGATCGTTATGAGCATTGGCAAGAGATCGGATATTTTCTAACTGTGTTTCGAAAATCGATAATGAATTTCTGTTATCTAGAATATGTTGTTGATTATTATACTGATATGGTTGAGTGTTCCGTTCGGTTGAAGTTAAAGGTTTCGTGGCTGACATTGGTACAGCCGCTGTGTCAGAAAGGTGACTGTGGCTAGTGCTATTGTTTTGATTGGACGTTTTAATACCTGGTGAATGATGTCTGTCATCAATTTCCATAACTTCAGGCGGTCCATCAACGTCTATTACAGGTAAGCTTAGAGCTTCTTTGTTTTGCTCGGTACGCTGAGTTTGAGTTCTTTGTTCAGTTCTCGAGTTAATTTTGGAAGCAGCAGCAGTTTCTTGTGTCTGAGTGAGTTTCGTTGATCGGTTGTCTTGAATGTTGGTCGATTGTTCCCTTATTGACTCTGTATTAGCGTCGGTAACAGAATCGCTAGATGGCTTAGCAGCTTTCTTCAGTTTAAACCGTTTTCCATCAAGTTGTTCGTTCAGTTCTGGTAAACTTGGTCGCGTGATTAATGTTCTCGGCAGTGGTTTCCGAGGATTATCATTAAATTTCGACGAGTTACCTTGAGTGGAATTCCGCGAATTCAGGTTCGGCGCAGATTCTGGTTGCGTATCTATAAATAAAAATTTTTATTACTATTCAGAAGCTTGAAATTTAAAACAAGCAATATTCAAAAAAGTATTTTCAATGGAAATTCAATCGTGAAGACTGATAAATTTATTTGATTCTTACCAGGCATTTTTCTTGTTTCTCTTTCTACTAAAAGTCGATGATCATTTCTTGACGCTGTCCAAGCTTCTGCATTTTGGTAACTATCTGAAAAGAAAAAAAAATAATTCTTATTTTATCTTAATTTCTGAGATATTGTGAATCTGATCATACTTTAGCGATAAAACACAACGAATTGATTAATGAAATTATTTAAACTCACTTGAGTGATATTTGACGGCAGCCATAAAAAATTTCCACTCATGATCGCATTTTTCCTTTCTTTTAACGCGATCTCTTGTGAGGGAAGGATCTTCGCCTGTAGGGTAGGTAACAACAGCTTTCATATCGTGTACTTTATGTACCATTACCCAAGTGTGTGGTACGCATACGTAATCATCAATACCTTCATAAGGCAAGTCCAAGAATTGAACAACATAGAATGCCGGCTTATCACTTTTACGTGTCATATGAAACGATCCAAAACATTTCCGCTAATGCTAAGTAAAACGATATTATCAAAACAACATTTATTCTAGCTGTTTCGTAAACAAGTGGGGCTCAATTAATAAGAATTAAACACTATCACTAAATCACAAACAAATTTTTTTCGTTGTGGTAATCACTTAAAAAAAATATTTTCAATAAATCAGAAATTATTCTGACCTTTTAATGTAGATAAAAATCTCTTGTAACTAAAAAATGTTATTATTCCAACCGATTACGTGGTTAAAGTCGCGGGCTTCACTGACTGAAACCCGGGCCAGCTCTTCGATTGAATTTATACCAGTGGTTGAATGACGTGGTCCGATGGTGGGGCAATGAACTTGACTGATTGCGTCAACAGGAAAAAACCAGTTAGTTCTGCGCAGTAGATAAACAATAATTACGCCAACCCAACTTATCGGTATTTGCTCCGTTACAGTAAATAATTACTCCGAAAATGAGGTAGCAATTAGTAATATATTATTCAATTTAATAGGGAAAAATAGTAAAAATTATTAATTTTAACCCTTTAACGCTTCTGGGCGTTTCCCCCACTCTTGGTGGAACGCCTTCTACATTTACTTTACACCCTCCCCACTCCGGTGCCACGTGGGTCACTTAGGGCCATTTCAGCGTTAAAGGGTTAAGGACCATGTTATAATAAATATTAATTTTAATCATGCTATATCGATCCGTCTAGTCTTTGTAATAAAGTTTTAAAAATGAAGAATCTTACTTTTCTTTTTGAGTTAAGACTTTTATTCTCATAGCAATTCAATCCAATAGTCTTATTCATACTTAAAATTAGTCAACTGAAAACTATAATAACAATTTAACAACGATAAATTTTAAATAGATCATCGTTACATTAGAAGTTAAAAACGACTTTAAAAAAATATAGAGTTTTTAGACTCATGCCAGGAGTCTAACCTAGTCGCGTAATAACTTCCGCTGGAAAAAAGCTGTGCTGAATAAGTACAAATAATAGTTTTGATTATTCCAATGAGTTAAATAGACTTTCAGCTTTCTGAGTTAAAAATAGTGACTTTGAATCACGATAACAATCTTCAAATCGGAATTCTGGCTAAAAGGCTACAAAGTTCGATCGGTAAGATCACTATTTTTATGTTGATTTTTGTTTTTTATTTTCAGCGGAAGTCGTCAAAGAAACCTTTGAGCTGTAAAACAATAGTTTATTTACAAAATTGCCAGAATTTGATTGAGGAAAATTTATGTTGCATGATCAATCGGAAAATTTTTCAGTATTACTGAAGGAAGTGAAGTTTTGTTATAGATTAGACTGTAATGACGTTAATCATCAGTTTTCTCATTTCTATATTGTAGAACTATGATCAGTCATTTTGTTCAATATTTAAAAAGCTACTTGATTGTGACATAAACAGATGATTTGATAATCTATTGATCCTTTTTCGATAGTGATTTAATCATCATTCTTATTCAAATACCGTAGGAAAGATAGGAAATGTCCAAATGACTCGAAAGTTATGTCTTTCAATAAGAATCAATTTTTTCTGAGGCATGAATTGCTGAATAGATTTGGTTTGGAATTGAGAGAACAAAATGTTATTTGACATAATAGAAATTTTACAAAATTGATGTTGTGCATAGACTTTAATTGGCTGACAACTGTACTGAGTCGATTATTAAAATACTGTTAATCACGATCTATAATTCACCGTTCATTATCGAATTCATAAAAATAAAGACCAAAATATTGTTGATTTTTAGTAAATGTGTACTTCGATCGCTCTGATAATAGAAATTCGGAGAAACTCGGTTTTCATGTTGTGCTAGAAATGTAAATAGCGCGCTACGCGCGCGCCTTAATTTTATCCAATAATGAATCGTGGCCCGTTTTTTGCGAGTTTCGACCTATGACTAACTTCAAGACTTTCATGTATTTTAATTTAGAGAACAGAGTAGAAGCACTTGTGGACGCTATACCGTTTTCGGACATTTGATGTCCAAATTGTTCTATAAATAATTGATAAATGTAATAGCATCATAAATTCTGTTTGCATGAATGTAAGCGTTTAAAAATTCTATGAAAAAGTTATTTTAACTTTACAATTTTTTTACATAATCATTGAATTCCAAACTGTCCAAAACGAGCACTAAGGTCCCTGATTAGAAAAAGAGATTTGGAAAGATTCGAAATAGTTCAAAGCGATTAAAAAAGATTCAACTTGACAAATATATAGATATACATTTTGCATGGGTTGAATCGTTTTAAATCTTTTTTTTTAATAAGGGGTGTTCAAAACCGGTGGTTCTACCCTAGGCGACGAAAAAAAAGAACAAAACCAATTATTGTGAATTTCATTTATTGTATTTGATGTTCAAAATATTGTCGAGGTTACATTTATTCTTAAGGTTTAATCTAAGACTTACATACTAATGAGTTCTAAAATTTTTGGTACAAATTCTGATTCATAATCAGCAAGCATATAACATTTGTTGAAAAGATATTCGAGTGTATTGTTGTATCCTGAATTTTCCTAGTTTAATATTGACGTTACTGATCCATTTCCTGATTCTATTGGTTTAAGATATCCAAGACATTCTATTTTATGAATCAATGCGCATGAAGACAACAGGTCTCCGTAGATTGCATTTTATTTATTAAATTACTGGGTAGGATAGCCCTGTAATGTAATAAATCGTTGAGCAGGGTTTCCACTCATAGCGACATAATGCTGGGAGGGGTATGCACTCGACGTGATCGCTTGCAGGACGAGATATCCGTTTGGAGTGACACATTGCTGGTTGAGATGTCCGTAGAGCGCGTTTAATTGGTTGAGGTATCTCACAATGTCAAATCCTTGTTGGTCATTAACTTGTTGATTGTTATATCCTTCTTGCATATTTGCTTGCTGATTGCCAATTCCGTCTTGTGGATTCTGTTGATCGATGTTGTTTCCTTTTTGTTTACTCCCTTGCTGGTTGCTAGATCCTCGTTGAATATTCGTTTGTCGATTGAAGGATCCT